GTCTGTAACGATGTGAGGAAGTTATGAAGTTTTATACAGATGCTTACCTACAAAACAATATCATCTATCTTCGTGGTAGAGAGAACGGTAAAAGGGTAAGTCGGAGAATTGTTTATAAACCATATTTGTTTGTCCCTTCAAAAAGGGATGAGCCAGAATATCGATCAATTTATGGGCAATCTGTGGATAAGATTGAATTTGATACCGTAACAGAAGCGCGCAATTTTATTCATAGTTATGAAGATGTTTCTAATTTTGAAATTTTCGGATTTAGTATTCATAAGTTCGGGTATACATTTCTTAATGATTATTATCCGGGAACAATTGATTATGACCCCGATAAACTGAACATTGGCATACTGGACATCGAAGTCGGTGCGGATGAGGGATTTCCTGATGTTTATCTGGCAAACAAACCAATTACTGCAATCACAATCAAAATGCGCGATATTATTGTGGCATTTGGTTGTGGTGATTATGTTGCACCAAAGGGTGTAATTTATCTTAAGTTCAATTCTGAAGAGGAACTGCTTAAAAAATTCGTTGAAGTTTGGGGCCAAATGGACCTCGATATCGTCAGCGGGTGGAACGTTGAACTATTTGATATTCCGTATATTATCAATCGTATTGCCAAAATTATTGGTCAAAAGTATGTCGATAAGCTTTCCCCTTGGGGAAGAATAGAAGAGCGCGATATTCAAACCTTTGGTGAAACTAAAAAGACTTATATTATTCGAGGCATATGTGTTCTTGACTATCTAAATCTTTATAAGAAATTTACATATTCAAATCAAGAATCCTATAAATTAGATCACATCGCGTTCGTAGAACTCGGTGAGAAGAAGCTAGACTATTCCGAATATGCGGGTCTACAAGATCTTTATCGTAGAGACTTCCAAAAGTTCATGGATTATAATATTCATGACGTACTTCTAGTTCAGCGCATTGACGATAAGATGAATCTTATTAG